CCAGGGATGAATAATTATCCCTGGGACTTCTGGTCAAATCGAATTGGATGATTAAGTCATCCTCTTTGCTTTGTTTAAAACTTACAATTTCTACGTTAAACTTTTATGTCGTGTTTCAAACGTTTACGATATTACCTTAAAAATCATTGTCTATAAGATTTAAAATAATAGACTGGACCCTAGATCCGGTCCTTGTCAGTAGTTGTGAAGTGCTGATACTTTTAATACCAGATGAACGGCTCTGGTACTTTACACGCTTTATATTAGTAAAGGAAGCGTTATGTCCGAATTACTTGATACAGATAATTTCTGCAAAAGAGGCTATCTCTATATAGATAGACCCAGCTGCTCTATGGAGCAGGAGGTAACGGTGTTGGTTATCCAAAGAACATACCGATATAAAGGGTTCCGAAGCCAATAAAACCATGTATTTTTCACCGGATACGCTCGGATGTGTGGTCAGTAACACTCATCCGGTGGTTGAAAGAAGCCACGAAATGAAGTCCTCCCTCTGTGGAGGCAAGGCTACGGACACTAGCCTATTTAAGTCCACTGTTGGTGTAAGGTCAATGAGCACTAGTTCAACCCAATGCACCAGTCTTCCGTTGGATATTCCAGCATCAACGGACGCTCACCAAGCGAAACAGGTTTTCGAAAATATGCCACTGGAGGCCAAAATCCAGTATCTTTTGCAAACGCAATACACTCCTCAGTCGAGTTTTTCCCTCTCTAGTCTCTTGAACTTGAAGGATCATTTACGCGCTCAACTCACTGAAACAGCCATTTCAAAAATTGAAGGCATTTGCGCTTTGTATGGGGCTCTATGCAGTGTCAGTGACTCTGCTGGTTTCCTAGCTGTACTTACTTTATATGCTAAAACCCACTCACAGACTGCAATCATCACTCAACTCGCGTCTGTTGTGGACAAATTGTTTACCGGTTACTCACCACAATCTTCCGGTGGACGCCCTGCTTGGCTAGACCAAATGAAGGAAGCCTTGCACAATTGGAAACTGCTTACTAACAATCCAGGTTTCGCTCAAGTTTCTAGAGTTTTATCTCTACTTGTCACTCTTGGAGTGATTGAGAACGCGAGTGTATCGCTTGGAAATTTTGAAATATTTGCAGTCGAGGCTCAAAAGAAACATTGCACTGCAGTCGATCTTATTGATGCCATTGTAGACACTATTGTGTTTTTTGCTGAGGCAGGATATATGTGCTTTGTTACGGGGACTTTGTCCCCACTCCTCTTTTCTTCTCCTAAATTGGTGGAGATGGAGGAAAAATACATTGCTAAACTTGCCGAATGGGAACATGCACGTAATGGGAATCTGGAAAGATTTCTCAAAATTAGTGAAGCCCAGTTTGATAAGGAACTCAAAGATTTGATCGAAGAGTTCCATCAACTATATAAAACAACTCCTAACGGTACGGAGAAGAAGATTCTTCAACAGAAATGGGAAGCACTCAGTAAAGTGTACACTGATTTCACTGCTACTCGTATTTCTGGTGGTTTAAGGAAGGCTCCTCTGTGCGTCAAAATTTGCAGTAATTCAGGGTCAGGCAAATCCACCTTTGCTGACATTACCATGGCTACTGTTCAAAAAGCCATGGGCGTTCCATGCTCACCAGAATTCGTCTGTACAATAAATCCAGCAGACCAATACATGTCCAATTTTAGGTCGTATATTACTGGAGTAAAAATAGATGATTTTGGTAACAGCAAAAAAAGAATTTTGGGATGTTGCTCCAACAGAATCCATCATAAAAATAGTTAACAATATTCGTGAATATGCTGTTATGGCTGATCTTGCGAATAAGGGAAAGATTTCGATTGAACCTAGCTGTTTGACTATTACAACTAATGTGGAAGAGCTTCATGCGGGCTTGAGTTCGTATAATGCCATGTCAATTCTTCGCCGTTGTCATGTGCACGTTGAGCTCAAAGTACGTCCAGAATTCATGACAAACAACATGCTTGATTCTGCGAAGGTGATTGAAAAGTTTGGTAATTTGGACCAACTTAATGATATTTGGTTAATCACTCTCAAAGAACCTGTAGGCGATGGTCCAGGTGGACAACAATTTAGTTATTGGCGTACTACGCATGAGGACATGAACATCACAGATTATGTTAATCACCTTATTCAGGTTGCTAAGAAACATGATCACGAACAATCTGTTCTAGTCAATTCGTTTTCTGATCCTTCTAATATTGTTGATATTTGTCCTACTTGTGATCGCTGCATGCAAACTTGCACTTGCGACATTGTTAGTGAGGGAGAAGAGGAATACGTTCCCCATTTCGGCGAAAGACTCGCTGGCCACATCTCTCGTAAAGCTCGGAAATTTAATTACAAGTTGAGGATCCATCAGAGCAGAGCGGAGACCGCCGTAGAGGACATCGCCATTAAGGCATTATTATTAGGGCTTAAGGCCTTTGAAGAGTCACCATTGTCTTCTTGGACATCGTGGATTCCCCAGGAATGGATGGACAATGATTTTGTCAAATCCACCATTCTGTCCTTCGGGGAAGATGTGATTGGACAGGAGGTTAAGACTTATTGCCGTCGTATGTTCGTAACTCATTTCATTTTATGTTTATTCATGTGGTCTATCTTCGGATTTAAGACCGCCCTTTTCGTCGCTGTTATTGGTTTCGTATATTATATGATTACTATTGCTGGAGTCATCGAGACCAAGAAGGAGGCTTATATGGCGAGGCTTGTAGCTTCGCGAGAAACGCTTCCAGAGTTATTCAAGACTTTGAGGGATCAGCATGTGAAATACGCTTGCGGACTATTTGCATCACTGGGTTTGCTATATGGAGCAGCCCAAACAATCAAAGCACTCAAGGCTAACATTTCCTTTCAAGGGAAGTTGGCACCAAAGTCCATTGCTGATATTCGCGCACGCGACATGGAAGCAGATGTATGGAAGGTCGTTGAGCGGAAGAAGATGGACCACAATGGCAGTTTTGTGGATCAAGATAAAGCTTCTAATGCTCTTCGTAGTGCTATGGGTATTGTGGAGATTGGAGATTTTTTCAGCGGAACTTTTTGCTTGAGTTCAAAAGTCTTCATGGTGCCTTCTCACGTACTGCCAGCTGTACCAACTGTCGCAACATTCAAGACCACAGCAGGCAATTTCTCAACGACAGTTGTCAAAGAAAGGTGCTATATTGTACCTAAAACTGACACTGCTCTAGTTTATGTTCCCAATGCGCAACCCGCTAAGGACATGTTGAAGCATTTTGAAGACGACTATGTACGTCATCCAGTCAATGCTACTTTGCATGGCGTGACCCCTGATCTTAAACAATTTCGGGATAACACCATGTGGCAATTTGCGACTGATGTCTACAACGGTTGGTCTGAGTTTCCCGGATCATTCTATACATTGAACTCAATGCGCACTTATGAGGGCATGTGTATGGCACCCATTGTTTCCGATTCTCGCGAGAAGAAAATCCTGGGCTTCCATATTGGAGGCATTACAGATACCAGGAAAGGGTGTGGTTTTGCCGTTACAGCACCACAACTTCGTGCTGGCAGAGCCAAATTATTTGCTTTGAGTCCCACTTTTATGGAAGCACCTCAAGCTGCAGAACTATCAGATACAATGATGGGACAGGACTACGCTATTAGTGGTGATATTCACCGCAAGTGTCCTACCAATTTCATCACTGAAGATCCAGCAGTTATTGTTTATGGAACAGTCACAGGAAAGGCAAAATTCACATCTCGTGTTATCGAGACGCCTATTTCTAAGATTGTGGAGGATGTCACTGGAGTTTCCAATGTTTATGGTCCCCCAAAGTTCGTCAAACCAGTTCAATTGGAGGATGGACGGTGGGATTCGCAAAGGTGGCGACCTTGGTTCGATTCTCTTGAAGTATGCTCTAAACCGTCAATAGGCTTTAGTCCTGTGGATGTGGAAGTTGCTATGGATGATTATCTAACAGAACTTGAGCAAGTGTTTAAGCGCGATGAAGATTTGCATCGCGCCGAGATGCGACCTCTCACCCATCAGGAAACCATTTCGGGAATTGAAGGAAGGCGTTTCATCGACGCCTTGGTCACAAAGACTTCTATGGGATTTCCAATTAAAGGACCCAAATCTAAACATATGGTGGATCTTCCACCTACTGATGAACATTCTTGTCCGAGGGATTTTACTCCCGAAGTCCAAGCCGAAATTGCTAGAGTTCTTACTACTGCTGATGCAGGAGAATCTCTTAACATGATTTTTGGGGCTAGTTTAAAGGATGAACCAACAAAAGTGACCAAAGACAAGGTGCGTGTTTTCCAAGCTGCGCCTCTTGCCCTACAGTATGCGATTAGGATGTACTTCTTACCTATCGCACGTTTTTTGTCTCTATATCCGCTTATTTCAGAGACTGCTGTTGGGGTTAATGCACATGGCCCAGAGTGGGATCAACTTTCCCGTTTTATGGCCAAATTTGGAGATGACCGAGTTATTGCTGGGGACTATTCTAAATATGACCTCCGCATGCCAGCGCAACTTACTATTACTGCGTTTGCGATCATGATCAAAATCGCAACTTGGTCTGGCAACTATACACCAGCTGATATCAAAAGGATGCGTGTTATTGCACATGACGTATGTACTCCTCTTGTGGCTTACAATGGGACGCTCATTAGATTCCTAGGCACCAATCCTTCGGGGCAAAATATGACTGTTTATATCAACAGTATCGTCAACTCGCTTTTGCACAGGATTTGCTTCTTTGAGGCTTACTCTGCAACGGAGCTAACAACAATTGGTAAAGAGTTGTCTTTGGGACGCGATGCGCGCTTCAGAGATTTAGTGACACTCATGACCTACGGGGATGACGCAAAAGGGTCGGTTCGACCTGGTTACGACAAATTCAACCATCTGTCAATGGCTAATACATTAGAGGCCAACGACATGAAATTTACCATGCCTGACAAAGAGTCCGCTCCTCGTTCTTTCATGTCTCGAGATGAAGCTGATTTCTTGAAGCGTAAAGATAGATATGATGAGGATCTTGGTGTGTATGTGGGGGCACTCGACGAGGCTTCCATTTTCAAGTCACTTCATTCAATTCTAGAGTCAAAAGAAGTGACACCTGAAGAGGTTTGTACTCAAAACGTGGATGGAGCCCTCAGAGAATGGTTCTTCCATGGCCGTGATGTGTTTGAAACCAGGAGATCACAAATGAAGGAAATTGCTCGCAGAGCTAATCTTCCCTGCCGAACTTTAGATGATGATTTTGATACTCGCGTGGAACAGTGGAAGCAGAAGTACGCCCCTCATATGGGACGCAAGTTTGATTCTGGAGTTTGGTATAACACAAAATTTACTGGTAAGTAATTCTTACACCGACCGTCATGTCTTTAAACTGTCCGGAGGCGCTGCGGTAGTGTCGTCGTTACTAAAATGAAATCAAAGCCGAACTCAATACTGATTACAGATGTTATGTATGGTGCAGCACATACCATGCAGGCAGACTGCTTTATTGAGACAAGAATGACGCGAACATGCGAGTAGGTATTTACTTACAGTGGTTTATAGCCCCACAAACAAAGGTGTGAATAGGCAGGTGCAATGATGCATGTATCTGACCCGTATCAACAAATCGCATTAGTAATTTTACAAATTTTATCACAGAGCGAGCGGTCTCTATAAACCGTTCATTATATAAACCCCAGTCTGGTGCACTGGGTACTATTCAAGAAGAAGGTGTTGCAAATTTTACGGCACAAATTACCAACTTTGAGGAGCAGGATGCTGGTTGGACCACATCTATTGGCGCAGGTTGGGATTCTACGATGAATTTGAGTAGCACTTCTGATGCTTCTCTTGGGTCATTTTTAGGAAGACCCACCCGTATCAAAGAATATCAATGGGCCGTTGGTCAACCTTTCTTCGAGCGCTTTAATCCATGGGAATTATTTCTCAATGATCCGCGTGTAGCCGAAAAAATCGCTAATTTTGAGCTTTACAGAAGCCAACTGCACGTTAAGATTATTATTTCTGGGACTGGTTTTCATTACGGTAGGAGCTTGGTTTCCTATAATCCGTATTATGGATATGATGATTTAACAGTTGAACGCAATTTCTTAGCGGTCGACTTGATTGGCGCATCACAAAAGCCACATTTTTTCCTGAACCCAACAAATAACTCAGGAGGTCAATTAGATTTACCATTCTTTTGGCCAAAAAATTATATATCTCTTAGTGAAACTGATAGGAGTGACATAGGTGAAATGACTATTAAGTCAATGCAGCCTTTGCAACACTCTAATGAAGGAGATGATCCCGTAACTATCACTGTATATGCTTGGGCGTCTAACGTTGTTCTAACTATGCCAACGTCACAGACTACCCTTACTGCGGCTAATTATACGCCGCAAGCAGGTATGATGAATTCGGGAGACGAATACGGAAAGGGCATTGTGTCCGGTCCCGCTTCGGCAGTAGCACACGCCGCTGGACAACTTAAAAGTATTCCAGCAATCGCTCCTTATGCGCGTGCAACGGAGATGGTAGCTAAAGGTGTTGGGTCCTTAGCTACCCATTGGGGTTATTCTCGGCCCCCAATAGTCACAGACATTGTACAGCAAAAGCCCACACCCACGGGTAATATGTCCAACACGGATGCTGCTGATGCTGTTATGAAATTGTCTTTAGACTCAAAACAAGAACTTACAATTGATTCAAGAACCGTTGGTTTAGACGGAGAAGATCAAATGGATATTTCTCGATTCTGTCAGAGAGAGTCCTATTTGACACAGTTCACGATGAATACTTCGCAGGGCCCAGATGCCTTGTTATGGAACACACGCGTTACACCCTTATTGTTCGGGGTTAACAATGATGAAATTCATCCGACACCAATGGCTTATATGTCAACGGTGTTTGAGAAATGGCAAGGTTCTATTAAATATAGATTCCAAGTCGTTAAATCGAATTTTCACAAAGGAAAGATCTTGCTAAGATGGGATCCGAGAGCTAATGATGCTAATATCCAATATAATACTGTTTACAGTAGGGTAATTGATCTCGCTGAATGTGACGATTTTGAATTATGTGTGGGATGGGGTCAATCAGCCCCATTTTTGACTTGTGGTAATATGAACACTACAGAAACGTTTTATAGTAGTTCGAGTAGACTGCTTAACAACACAAATGGACAATACAACGGGGTACTAGAAGTTGCTGTCGTGAACAGTCTCGTATCCCCATCTATTGATTCACCAATTCAATTCAATGTTTTTGTTTCGGCATGTGACGATTTGAAATTTGGAGAGGTGTCTGTTGATAAGATGAAACAATATGGCCTTTGGGCCACACCACAACCAGCTTTGCAGTACGTTCCTCAATCAGGTATTGTTGATGGAGCAGCAATTGCTGGAACTTCCGAAGGAGCTACAGATGCTCCAACTAACCCTGATCCGATTGCTCCCATTGCGGAAACTTCCGCAGTGATGGATCAGACTTTAAATGTCTTCTTTGGTGAAGCTCCCAAGTCAATTAGGGAGCTTAATCGGAGATACGTCTTGCATCGCACAGACGTACGATCTTCATCTACAACTTTTAACACAAAGTTATTGAAGATTAGAGACAAAGGCCTTGGTTTATGGCCTGGATGGGACCCGGAGGGGGTCGACACGGAAGATGGCAATCCGTGTAATATTACCATTCCAACATTTGCTCAATGGTTTAGTCCTTGCTATTCAGGATGGCGAGGAAGTACTCGAACAAAGTACTTATTTAGTGGTAACACTGATTCTAATCCTATTGTTTCTCGTATTGGTTACACGAGTGATGCACGTTATGTGGAATCCAGTTCTGCACTTGCAGATCCACAAAGTGCTACCAAGAGATTGACATATGCAAATGGCCACTTCACGGCTGGCGGATCAGCCACAACAAATATCGGAATCAACGACACAATTGAAGTTGAAATACCATACTACAATGGCACACGTTTTTCACCTGCAAGGATGCCTAGTGCATCCTTTGCAAACGGGTGTCATTCAGCTCAAGTTGATACCGTTTTGTACAATCCAAATTTGGCATCTCCTGAATTGCCAGCTACTCAAGCAATCATTAGATCATGGAAATCTGTAGGAGAAGATTTTACTTTCTTCTTTTTCACAGGTTGTCCAATCATTTACCGCAATGAGATCGTGATTGCACCGTAGAAAATAACCCAGCTCATGGGTTAAAAAATATAAATGAGCTTATGAAGGGGCGCCTTTCATTTCTACGCAAACAACCCTGCTCTTGGGTTTAATAATATTAGAGCATCCAGTCGATTGGGTGACCCAATCGAGCGGCTTTCTTTTATGAGAGTCGTTGTAAGGAGCGTGAGCTCTGCATTTTGAGATTTTTTATCTTATGGTTTTTAATGCAGGGCTTTACGTCTTGCAGGATTTTCCCATAGGTTACAATTTCTTAGAATTGCACTTACACAATGTACAGTTGTCACATCGGTTAACCATTCCTTTGTGTGAACCCAATTGTACTTTATGTTGGTCATTTACGCAAAC